GCCATGGACACAAAGACGACGCGGGGCCGGGAGATACGGCGCGACGTGCGCTGTTACGACTCGCCCGCGGGCAGCGCGGCCCGGGTGGAGGCCATCGCCGAGCGGGTGCGGTGGCTCTTGCACCGCCGGCCGCTGGTGATCCCGGGGTTCGTCTGGATTCTGGCCGAGTGCTCGGGGCCGATGGTGGCCGACGAGCCCGAGGCGTATGCACGGATCGTGACCGTGCGAATGATCGTGGAGGAACTATAAATGAGCGTGAACGGAAGCGACGTCCTGTTGCTGGTAAACACGGGCACCCCGGAAGTGCCCGCCTACGAAGCTGTGGGCTCCCAGCGCAACGTGACCATCGGCGAGACCACGGGCCTCGTGGATTACTCGTCCAAGGACAGCCGGGCCACGAGGGTGGCCCCCGGCCGCTACGGCTCGACGCTGTCGCTGGACATGGTCTATGTGCCTACCAATGAGGCCTTCCTGGCGCTGAAGCGCGCCAAGCGTGCCGGCGAGCTCATCCTGGTGGCCGTCCAGGACGAGGGCGTGGTCACGGAGACGGCCAACGCCGTCATCACCGATATGACCCGCACCTTCCCGGACCAGGACACGGCCACCATCGCCGTGGAGCTCACCATCGACGGCGAGTGGGAGGAGGTCGGCTCGTGAGCGGCGCCCGGGGCGAGGTGACCTTCAGCGCGGGAGATCGCGAGGTGCGGGTCCTGTTTACGAACAGGACCATCGCCGCCGCCGAGCAAAAGCTGGGCAAGTCGATCCTGGCCGTGGCCAGGGGTCTCACGGACGGCACCACGGGCCTGGGGGAGACGGTCGTGCTCCTGCGGGAGGGCATGGAGGCCGCGCGGCGCGACGCCAACGAGCGCGGGCCGGCGGTGGCCCTGGAGACCGCCTACAACGTCATGGACATCGCCGGCTTTGCCACCATCGCCGGGGCGGTCATGGAGGGCGTCAGCGCCGTCCTCAACTGGGGCTTGGCCGGCGACGAGGTCGATGACGAGGGCGACGACCCAAACCCCTGACGGACCAGGAGCCGTTTGTGGAGCGGCTCCTGGTCGAGGCCCTGCGGGCCGGGGTGCCCGTCTCGGAGTTCTGGGACATGACGCCCTGCGAGACGGTGCTGGCCATCGAGGCCGCTGCGTGGCGCCTGGAACAGGACGAGCGCGGGCGCCTGCGGCTGGCGTGGCACGTCGCCGCGCTGTCGCGCGCCAAGCGGTTGCCGCCCCTGGCGCAGCTCATGGCACCGCAGAAGCAAAGCCGGACGCTGTCCGGCGAAGAGTTGGAGGCACGCCGGCGCGAATTCGCCGAGATGAGGTCCGTCTGGGAAAGGACGATACATGACGACTGAGAGCATCCTCGGCCGGGCAAAGATCCCCATCGCCGGGGACCTGGCGCAGCTCGACAAGGACCTGAGCGAGGCGCGGTCCAAGGTCGGATCGGCCGTGGACGGCATCGTGACCAACGTCAAGCGCGTGGGCGGTGCGGCGCTGGCCGGCGTGGGGATCGTCGGCGGCGCGGCCACGGCGGCCGCCGCGGGACTGAGCAAGCTGGCCATCGACGCGGCCCCGGTCGAGGGGCTGCGGGACGCCTTCGAAGGGCTGGCCGAGAGCTCCGGGTCGAGCATGGACGAGATGCTGGCCGCGCTGCAGCGGGGCTCGTCGGGCATGGTCAGCCAGCGCGACCTGATGAGCACCTACAACCAGGCCGCCCAGCTCGTATCGACGACCTTTGCCAATCAGCTCCCCGACGCTATGGGTTACCTGTCCAAAGTGAGCGCGGCGACCGGGCAGGACATGGGCTTCATGCTCGACTCCCTGGTGAAGGGCGTGGGGCGCCTGAGCCCAATGATCCTGGACAACCTCGGCATCCAGGTCAACCTCGCCGAGGCCACCGAGCGGGCGGCCGAGATGTACGGCGTGGAGGCCTCGGCCCTGGACAAGGCCCAGCTCCAGGCCGGCATGATGGACGTGGTCCTCCAGAAACTGGCCAAGAACACGGCGGCCATGCCCGACGTGGCCGACTCGGCGACGGCCGGCCTGGCCAGGATGAAGGCCACATTCCAGGATATAAAGGACCGGGTGGGCACCGCCCTGCTGCCCGTGCTCAACACGCTGCTGTCCCTCTTCGCCGGCTTCCTGCCCTACCTGGAGCCGCTGCTGCAGGCCTTCGAGACGCACCTGGTGCCGCTGCTGCAGGCGGCCGCCGAGGCCTTCGGCGACTTCCTGGGCGAGATCATGGCCGGCGGGGATCCCCTGCAGGCCCTGGGCACGCTACTGGCCAGCATCCTGCCGTCCGATGTGGCCGAGGGCATCACCTCGGCCCTGGCCGGCATCGCCGGCTTTGTCCAGGAGCTCATCGACAAGGTGGCGCCCTTCGTGGAGGCCGCTGCCGGCTGGATCGCCCAGAACGTGGAGCTCAAGGACGTGCTGATCGCCCTGGGCATCGCCCTGGGGGTCGGGGTCGTCGCGGCCCTGGCCAGCGTGGTGGCCGCCGCAGCGCCGGTCATCGCCACGGCGGCGGCCCTCATCGCGGCCGTGGCCCTGGTGCGCTCGGCGTGGGAGTCTGACTTCCTGGGCATCCGGACGTTCATCGAAACCACCCTGGCCACTATCCGGGCGTGGTGGGAGCAACACGGCGAGGAAGTCATCGCCAAAGCCAGGGCGATCTACGAGAAGGTCAAGGCGGGCATCGAGACGGCCATCAACGCCGTGAGGACGGTGATTGAGACCGTGCTGGGCGCGGTCCGCGCCTTCTGGGACGAGCACGGCGCGACGATCATGCGCCTGGCGCAAAACGCCTGGGACACGATTTCGACCATCGTCGAGACGGCCATCAACACGGTCAGGGGCGTCATCGAGGCCGTGAGCCTGGCCATCCAGGGCGACTGGCACGGGTTTGGCGAGAAGCTCCGGGAGATCTGGGACCGGACCTGGGAGCTCATCAAGGAGATCCTGGGCCGGGCCTGGGAGGCCATCAAGGGGATCGTCGGGAACATCATCTCGTCCATCGTCTCGTTCTTCCGGGACACGGACTGGGGCGCGGTGGGAAAGGGCATCATCCAGGGCATCATCGACGGGATCCGCAACGGCGTGGGCGCCCTGATCGACGCGGTGAAAGCCGCGGCGCAGGCGGCCCTGGACGCGGCCAAGGGGTTCCTGGGCATCCATTCGCCGTCGAAGGTCTTTGCGCTGGAGGTGGCGGAGCCGTCCGTCGAGGGCTGGGCCGGCCGGCTGGAGAGGGGGGCGGCCCGGATCCGGGCCGCGTCGGGCCGGCTGGCAGAGGCCTCGGTGGAGGGCGCCGGGAAGGCCATCTGGGCGCCGCGGCCCAGCGGCGGGCCGGCGGGCCTCGGCGGGCTCGTGATCAACATCTATTTCAACGCCGACAGCGTGCGCTCGGAGCGCGACATCTACCGCATGGCGGAGGAGATCGAGCGCAGCCTGACGCTGCGGGTCCTGCCGCGGCTGGTGACCTGATGGCCGAGATCCTGACCGTCGGCGGCGTCGACCTGACCGCGCACATCCACGGCGACTCGCTCCAGATCGAGCAGGCCGCCGGCGAGTTTACGGCCGTCTGCTCCTTCGAGCTCGACGACCGGGATTGCAGCCTGGTGGTCGAGAAGGGCCAGGCCGTGGTGGTCAGCGACGACTCGACGATCCCGGCCACGATCCTCTTCGGCGGCGAGGTGGCCAACGTCGACGCCGACATGCCGGCCCACGCCGCCGCCGGCCGGCGGCTGGCGGTCCAGTGCCAGGATTACAACATCTTCGTCGAGGAGGCCGTCGTCGACGAGCTGGAGGCCTACACCAGCACGGCCGATAGCACCATTATATTTGATCTCTTCTCCAAGTACCGGCCGGACATCAACGCCGTGGGGTACGTGGCCGGCCTGGGCGACCTGACCATCACCTTCGAAAACGTGACGCTGCGCCAGGCACTGGCCGACATCTGCGGCCGGACCGGCGGACGCTGGTACGTCGACGAGCAGAAGCGCCTCCACTATTTCGATGCCGAGTCCAACGTCGCCGCCTGGTCGCTCAGCGACCGGCCGGACGGCCTCGCGTCATTCCCCTACCAGGAGCTGAAGCGCCGGGAGAACGCGACGCCCATCGTCAACCAGGTGCTCGTCGTCGGCGACGGCATCACGGGCTGGGTCGAGGATGCGGCGAGCGTGGCCAAGTACGATCCCCGGCCGGCGGTGGTCACCGACCGGCGCATCACCACGCAGACCACCGCCGAGGCCCGGGGCAACGCGATCCTGGACAGGTACGCCTGGCCGCGGATTAGCTACGACGTCACGACCCGCAAAGACGGCCTGCGGGCCGGGATGGACGTGCGGCTCATCTCCCACGAGTGGGGACTGGACGAGACTGTCACCGTGCGCCGGTTGACGCTGCACTGGGTCGCGAACCACCGCTTCTACGAGCTGGAGCTGGGCGACGGCGTGGCATCCGCGGCCACGGGTGGCCGGCTGTGGGTCGACGTCCTGAACCAGGTACAGACCAGCATTATCGAGATCGACGGCACCATCTACGACACCGACGCGCCCTCGGCGCCGGGACTGTTGGTCGGCAATCTGTCCTCCGGCGTCGACGTCGACGCCGACGGGCACCAGGTGGTCTATCTGCAAATCACCTGGGGGTCGGTGGCCGACGCGGACCTGGACCACTACCAAATCCAGATCTCGACCGCCTCGGACTTTGCCGGGTACACCATCACCCGGGACCACGCCGCGGACGGGGATCGCATCGAGCGGTTCGTGCCGGTCCTGGGCAACACGACCTACTATGCCCGGGTGCGGGCGATTGACTGGGTCGGCAACGCCTCGGCCTGGAGCGACACGCGGAGCATCACGACCGCGCGGGACACCGACGCGCCGGCCCAGGTAAGCGGGCTCTCGGTGGCGGCCAGCCGCACGCTCGTGGGGCTTCAATGGACGGCCAATAGCGAGGCGGACCTGGCCGAGTACGAGATCCAGCGTGCCCCGGACAGCGGCGGGGCGCCGGGGGCGTACGTCGCCCTGGCCAAGGCGCGGCTCAATTTCTACATCGACCAGGATTTCAGCGACGCGCAGATCGCCGCCGAGGGCACGTGGTGGTACCGGGTGCGGGCGGTCGACACGAGCGGCAACGCCGGCGACTGGTCGGCCGCGGACAGCGACGCGCTGAGCCGGGTAAAAGCGGATCACATCGCCGCGGCCACGATCACCGGCGACAAGATCGCGGCCAACACCATCACTGCAAACAAGCTGAGCGTGGCGCAGCTCTCGGCCATCACCGCGGATCTCGGCACCATTACGGCAGGAACGGTCACCGGGGCGACGATCCGGACGGACACGGGCGCACCGGGGCACGAGGCGCGGATCGTCCTGGACTCGACGAATGGCATCCAGGCCTACAACGCCGCCGGCGCCCAGACCGTCTCGATCCTGCCGTCCGGCGCCGGATGGATCGGCGCTGCGAACAAGATCGCGTGGAACACGGCGGGGTCTGTCTCTGTTGACGGTTCGGTGCTCGTGGCGGGGTCGGTCGTCGCGACCGCGTTCAGCAACACGATTGCGCTGCCGCTGTTCACGAGTACCGGGGGCCTTGCCCTGTGGGGGCCAAACGGGGCTATGACCACCGCAGGCTGGACAAGCACCAGGGGGCAGGTCGCCACCATCTCGGGCGCGTTCCACCAGGTGCAAGGGAGGTGGGCAGGGACGCGCGGGCTGGTGGTCGAGCGGGGCACGACAAACCACGTTCTCAACCCGATCTTTGAGAACAACGTAACCGACGGCTGGAGTTTGAGCGGCACCGGCGCGTCCAGGACCAGGGACACATCGGTCAAGGCTGTTGGTTCGGCATCCTGCCGGTTGACGTGTGCGGCGGGGCAAATCTCACAACTCTACACCGACATAGCGACGGCGGTTCCCAACGGGCAAACCGTCGTAGCGCAATGCCTGGTACGAAAGACAGGCGACTATACCGCCGACGTTCTTCTGTACGATAAGAAGAACCCTGCGACATACGTCAGTCAATCAGTGACCAAGATCGGGGATTGGGAGCGCATCGTCCTGACCTGGACGAACAACACCGGCTCCAATGTCAACGTCCGGCTTTGGATTCGCAACTTGTCGAG